AAAGGACAAGTAGACATCCTAGACTACGTTATTGGACTAAAGGATCTGTCTGAGAAAGCCTACGAGGAACTAAATGAAAAGATATTTTGACTTTCAGTGTGCCAAAGGCCACATAACTGAAAAATATATCGATGATTCTGTCAAAGTCATGCAGTGTCCGCACTGTGGAAATGACGCAACCAGACTCATCGCTGCTCCTAGAGTTAGTCTAGAAGGCATTACTGGTGATTTCCCTGGTGCTGCAATGGCCTGGGAACGTAAGCGCCAAGAAAAGATTAACTGGGAGCGCAAAACTGGTCTATCTGACCAATGGAAGTAAGCGGATAAGGAACCCCCGCACAATTTAAAGGTTCTTTTCTTAATGCTGTTAAGCACGGAGAGACATGATGGCTGTGATTATTGAGGACGGCTCGGAAGAGTCACAAACTTCTTCTGTATTGACTGACGATACTACCCCCACTGTAGAGGATAATACCACTACTGTCGAGGCAGTGCAAGAGGATGCAGAGGCGTTACCTGACAAGTATCGGGGTAAAAATGCTAAAGAAATCGCTCAGATGCACATGGAGGCTGAGAAGTTAATTGGCCGACAAGGTAGCGAAGTTGGTGAGTTACGCAGGATTGTGGACGATTATATTCGTGCCCAAGCCACAGCAAAGCAGCAAATGCAGGCCCAACCTTCAGAAGAGGTTGACTTCTTCGCTGATCCGAGGAAGGCGGTAGAAAACGCTATAGAGAACCATCCTAAGATTCGACAAGCAGAACAGTTAAATCTTGAGATGCAACGAGCAAAGGCATTAAATGCTTTACAGACTGCTCACCCTGACTTTCAGAATGTTGTAAGAGACCCCAACTTTCAAAATTGGGTAGCCTCATCAAAAGTTAGGTCTGAGTTGTTTATAAGAGCCGATCAGCACTACGATTATGACTCTGCACACGAATTGCTGTCGCTGTACAAAGACCGCAAAGGCGCTGTGGAGCAGACAGTAGCAGCAGAGAAGCAGGCACGAAGCCAAGCCGTTCGAGCAGCGACTACCACCGTATCGTCTGGCAGTGATGAAGCACCTACCAAGAAGATTTTTAGGCGTGCAGACATTATTAAACTCATGCAAACTAACCCAGATAAGTACGACATGATGCAAGAAGAAATTATGTCGGCCTATAGAGAAGGTAGGGTTAGGTAAACTAACACTATTAACAAAGGAATTTTAAAATGGCTAATACCGCATTCGCTCCTAATAACGCAGTAACCAAGTCAGCAGTTGATACCGCAGGTTTCGTACCTGAAGTATGGTCTGACGAAATTATCGCTGCCTACAAGAAGAACCTTGTAGCAGCAAACCTCATCAAGAAGATGAACTTCAAAGGCAAGAAAGGCGACAAAGTCTACTTTCCTGCTCCTACCCGTGGTTCTGCTTCTGCTAAGACCGCTACCGATGCAGTTACTCTGATTGCTGCTGGTGGTACGGCTCTGTCGGTTAACATCGACAAGCACTTTGAGTACAGCCGATTGATCGAAGATCTGGCTGAAGTTCAGGCTATGTCTTCACTGCGCCGTTTCTACACGGATGACGCTGGTTACGCTCTGGCAACCCAGACCGACACCGACATCATTCGCCTTGGCCGTCTGTCACAGGGTGGCACATGGAACGGTACCGATGCTACGTTTGCTTACGCTAACGGCTACATCGGTGGTGATGGCGCTACTGCATTTGATGCAACCGCTAACACCAACACTGGTAACGAGACTGCACTGACGGACGAAGGCATTCGCCGTGCAATCCAACGTCTTGACGACCAGGATGTTCCGATGGATGGTCGTTTCTTCATCGTTCCTCCTGTTGCTCGTAACACGCTGATGGGCCTGGCTCGATTTACTGAGCAGGCTTTCACTGGTGAGTCCGGCAACGGCAACACGATCCGCAATGGTCAGATCGGTGACATCTATGGCATCAAGGTATATGTTTCTACCAATGCTGACACCGCTACGACTTCTGGCACTGGTGACGTTAACCCCCGCGTCTGCTTGATGGCTCACCCTGAGTTTGGTGTGCTCGTTGAGCAACTCGGCATCCGTGTTCAGACCCAGTACAAGCAAGAGTACCTTGCTACGCTGCTGACCGCTGACACGCTGTATGGCGTTGGCGAACTGCGTGACACCTCTGCTGTTGCTCTGGTTATCCCTGGCTAATAGTAACGGCCCCGCTTCGGCGGGGTCTTCTTAACTAAATAGGAGATAATTATGGCAAATGCAACCTCGGTTGTTGTAGCAAAAGATGGTCGTGAGCAGTTTCAAGGCGTATTTGAGAAAGTATTTGAAGTCCGTGCCACTATCAATGCAGACAGTCTTAACACTGGAACCAACGATATTGATACCGTTGCAGTTCCTGGTGTTGCTCTTGGCGACATGGTTCTTGGCTGCTCTCTTGGTGTAGATGTTGCTGGTATGCAAGTTACGGCTTATGTTTCTGCTGCTAACGTAGTAACTGTTGTGTTTAATAACATCACAGCAGGTACGGTTAATCTGGCTGAAACAACCATCAAACTTTTGATTGGTCGCCCTGGCTGGTAATAAAACCTAACGGTTTTGCCCTCACAAGGGGCTTTTCTTTAGCATCTTCGCTGAAGGTGTTAAAGAAAACATAGGAGTTACTATGGTTCCTCAGACGTATCCTACAGTATACAACACCGCCAATGGCTCTGTGTCAATGGTGGTTAGCACTATTACTGATTTGACTGGTCTAACTCGTTGGGTTGATTATGTGCCTATCCAGTTAGCATCAGAGTCATCTGTAGAAAACAGTATGAACAATAATGGTGCTATCGCTGCTTACGAGATTCCTAGCACCAGCGGTAAACAAGCAGGTAAAGACTTTATTCGTGTCTATGTAGATAACTCTGCAACTAAGAAGTGGACGATTTCCTCTGATGGTTATCTTCCACTTTTTTTTTATCCTGACATACTTTATAACAATTTAGAAACCGAAGGTGGCGATAACTTCGTACTTGAATCTGGTGATCTATTCTTACTAGAGGGCTGAAATGGCTGACAAAAAACTAACCGATCTTACCGCACTGACAGGCTCTAATCTGGCCTCTGGCGATCTATTCTACGTTGTAGACATCAGTGAGCCCACTGCCGCAGACAAAAGCAAGAAGATCACTTATTCTGAACTACAGACGGTATTCCTAACATCTTCCTCTACCATCAGTGGTGGAACTTACTCTTAATCGGAGATATAAATGGCAACGATTCTGACCAAGAAAAAAGACACCACTGGCGCTCCAGGCGCAGGTGACTTAACTAACGCTGCTGGCGGTGCTGAACTAGCAGTCAATACCGCTGATAAGCGTCTTTATACCAAAGACAGTGGCGGCAACGTAGTTGAGATTGGTACTAATCCTACTATTCTTAACGTAGATAATCTGCGTCTTGACTCCAGCACACTGTCGTCTACTGATACTAACGGCAATATCAACATTACGCCTAACGGCTCTGGCTCCACTGTAGTTACTAAACTGTCTGCCAGTGCTGCTGCTCTAACTGATCCTGTCATCACTGGCGCTATTCTGGAAGACGTATACACCATCTCTGATGGCGCTGCATTTGAGATCGATCCTGGTAACGGCTCTATCCAACTGATCACCTTGGGTGCAAGCCGTACCCCCAAGGCTACGAACTTCGCTGCTGGCGAGGCTATTACGCTGATGGTAGATGATGGCACAGCGTACACGCTGACCTGGACTGACAGCACTTTTGGTGGCTCTGGAGTGGTGTGGAAGACTGATAATGGTTCTGCACCAACGTTGAATACTTCTGGCTATACTGTAATCGTGCTGTGGAAAGTATCTACACAGGTCTATGGCGCTCGTGTTGGCAACGCTTAAGGAATAACCATGCTTGCAAATAAAGCACTATCGGCTGCTCCGTCAGCGGTTCCTGTTTATGTAGAGGATGTCTTTTCGACATACCTTTATACTGGTAACAGTTCTACACAAACAATTACCAATAGTATTGATCTGTCCACTAAAGGTGGATTAGTTTGGTGTAAAAGTAGAGCGTCTGCTTACGATCATGCCTTATATGATACAGCTCGTGGAATTAACAAAGAGTTATATTCAAATACAACAGGTTTACAATACACAGGAACTGGGACTTTAACTGCATTTAATACAAATGGTTTTACTTTAGGTGCAAACGGATCTGCAAACTCTGATAGTTCTGTTTCCTGGACATTTGCAAAACAGGCAAAGTTCTTTGATGTGGTGACGTATACGGGCCAAGCAGGAAGTACCAAAACAATCAATCATAACCTTGGGTCTGTTCCTGGTTGTATTATTGTTAAGTCTACTACGCGAAGCGGTGATAGGTGGTTTGTTTGGCATCGCAGCATATCTACAAAGAGTTTAATATTAAATTCTACTGCGGCACAAGATGACGGTGCAGGTGTTTTTGGAAATGGTACTTCTGTCATACAGCCTACAAGTACACAATTTACCGTTGCTAATAACTCTGAAGTTAATGACACTGGTCAAACCTACGTCGCTTACCTCTTCGCCCACGACGCTGGCGGCTTTGGTGCATCTGGCTCCGATAATGTGATTTCGTGTGGGTCGTTTACGACTGATGGAGATGGAGTTGCTACGGTAACTTTAGGATATGAGCCTCAATGGGTGATGGTAAAAAGTTCTAGCGACTCCGCTATTGGTTGGCAAATGCTAGACATTATGCGTGGTTGGGTTACTGGAACAGCCGTTGGTTCTTCTGACGATGCTAGATTAGACGCAAATCTAGCAAACGCAGAATTTACAGGGCAACAAAGAGGAAATGTTACATCAACAGGGTTTGTATATAGAACTGGTTCAGCATCACAAACGTGTATCTACATCGCCATTCGCCGTGGGCCGATGAAAACGCCTACGAGTGGGACGAGTGTCTATGAAGGAACTGTCAGAACAGGAACAGGCGCAACTGCTTCCATTACTGGACTATCGTTTCCTCCTGATTTTGTTATTACCAGAAATCGTCCTGCGAACTTAAATAGTAACTGGGCATTTTTTGACAAACTTCGCGGAACAACTAAGTATTTAAGTTCTAATGCAACAACCGCTGAAACTACTAGCGCAACTTCATTAACATCGTTTAATCAGGCTGGAGAAACTTTTGGCGATTCTGGAATTGTAAATGGTAACGGAGATAGTTATATCAATTACCAGATGCGCCGCGCCCCCGGCTTCTTTGATGTGGTCTGCTATACAGGTACTGGTGCCACAAGAACAGTAACTCATAACTTAGGGGTAGCGCCAGAGTTGATGATAATTAAAAAAAGAAGCGATATAGATGCTTGGGCGGTTTATGCGGCTCCGTTAGGCGCAACTGGCGGTTTGCAACTACACAACACTTCTTTTGATTTTGCACCTGATTCAAGTTATTGGAATAACACAGCACCAACCTCTTCAGTTTTTACTGTTAAAACAGAGAATGCAGTAAACACAAATGGCGCAACTTACGTTGCATACCTCTTCGCCTCGTTAACTGGTGTAAGCAAAGTTGGTAGTTACACAGGCACAGGATCTACACAAACCATTAACTGTGGATTTACTGCTGGTGCTCGCTTTGTGCTAATTAAACGTACAGATAGCACTGGCGATTGGTATGTTTGGGACACTGCTCGCGGAATTGTTAGTGGTAATGATTCATACTTATTACTAAACTCCACAGCGGCTGAAGTAACCAATACCGATTACATTGATACTGCAAACTCAGGGTTTGAGATTAGCAGCACCGCACCAGCAGGAATAAATGCCAACGGTGGGACATTCATATTTTTTGCGGTGGCCTGACCATGACAAGAGATCCGTTCCTCAAAGCCTACACGCAACATAAGTCAAACGCCAAAACTAGAGGCATAGAAGTTAAATTGACTTTTGATGAGTGGAAACAGATTTGGCTTGATTCCGGTAAATGGGATCAACGTGGCCGTGGTGCAGACAAATATTGTATGTGCCGTATAGGTGATAAAGGTTGCTATGAGGTCGGCAACGTGTTTATCGGCCTTGGAAAGATCAATGTGCGTGACGGAAACCTTGGTAAACCCAATAGCGAGGAGACCAAGCGCAAGAAGTCTGAGGCGTCTAAAGGAAAACCTAAGCCCTGGGCTGCTGGTAAAAATAGCGTAATGCACAGGCCAGAAGTAAAAGCAAAGATGTCTATTGCTATTGGTGGAAGTAATAACTACCGAGCAAAAACCGTAGTCAGTCCATTTGGTGTCTTTGGTTCTACAACAGAAGCATCAAAGGAGTTAAACATTCCAGCCGTGACAATTCAATGGCGATGCCGCCATAACAAGTCTGGTTGGTCTTACTTAGCAATCGCCTGATTATCAAAGGCAAATAGGAGAATCAACTATGTATCGTATTAGAGCAACAGGTGAAGTAGTATCACAAGGTGAGTTTCGCTCACGCAACAAAAACACATCGTTTCCTAGCCAGTGGTCTGTAGAACTGGTTGAGGACCTTGGCCTAGATCCGGTGTTTGAGACACCAGCACCTACGGTGACTCGCTACCAGACTGCTTACAAAGACGGTGTTGAGCAGGTTGCTGGCAAGTGGGTATGGAAGTGGTCTATCTCTGAGATGGACGATGAGGCTAAAGCCGCTAAGGATGCAGAAGCAGCCAAGTCTGTCAGGGCAGATCGTGACAAACGCTTGGCAGAGTGTGATTGGACACAACTTAGTGACTCGCAAGTAGATAAGGCTGTC